TTCTATGTACATGATTTGTGTTACCATCGACATGCGCCTCTGGTGGAATATCGGATACGCCTCCTGTGCTACTTGTTATCGTCCCTAATATGATTGGATCCTGTGCGCTTTTGCCATCTCGGAAGAAGCCTAGGATCCATGAATTGACCCGGCAACTATGGTTTTTTCCGACCCCTGCAACACTTGCAACGTCATTACCCATCATTACTGTAGCCCATGGTAGTTTATCTGTAGGTAATACTCCCTTGTCCATTGTATGGTAACCAATGCACCTAACACGTACTCTATTCATGTATAATGGATCACTTACGTCTTCTACTATACCTGTAAACCATACAAAGTTGCTATTTGGTGATATGAATTGATCTTCTTTACGGCTAATCATTACTCTGTCTCTCCATTCATGTCCATTATATAAGAATCTTTATTGCAATATACGGTCATGTTATACTCTTCGTCAAAAGAATGTTCTATTTGTGTTACTATATGTCTACCGCTTAGCATTTTATCCATCTTTATGTTACCTTTTATTTCACTTGGATCTTGTGTACGAGGAATCTCAAGGTATATGATACTACCAACAGTAAGATTTAGATCGCCAGCCAGTGTAATCCGTTGCGTTAATGCATCTAAAGTTTGTAGCGTTGCCTGTTGATTCATTACGGTCGGTGATGATGCGTTTGAATAGTTATCTCCCTGAAAGGCTTTACTATTTGTTGATACATAATGGTGAAATGAATCAGTGGCTTCTTTTAATAATACGGATCCAAAGGTAGATGCATCGGCATATACAGGATATGCATTTAAACGTGTTGCATTATCGTCTGCCTTCATGACATGTGTTGTTACTGTCTTTGTAGCAATATCAATATCTGTTAATGTAGAGGAATAACCGCCGGAAGCCAGTGTTGCAAGTTGCGATAGATCTAAATCAGATGAAAGCTTTTGTATCTTTTTACGTGCTTCTTCATAATACTCTTCATCTCCTATCTGTGATTTAAAGTATGGAAAATGATTATAGGTATCGTACACTTCGTCATTTAACAAAGATGCATATGAACGTAGACTGACACCATCTTTTGCAGTCTCATAAAAGAAATAAGGTGTTCCTTTATCGTATGTATTACGCATTAACCAGGATATCGCCTCTAATGGATGTAATCTAGGGTATATACCTTCAACAGTACTCTTTGAATCTGTCTCTACAATATGAGTTCTTGACACTCCAGCGTCTCGCATTAACTCTTTGATTGATGATGCAAGTGTTCCTCCAAAGGGTTTAACCATTCGTTTTGTATGTGAAATGTACATGTGTTCAGAGAATGCTTCTATCTGATATACCTGTAACCCTGGCTTAGGCTTGGAATGATTATAGATCTCAGAGATAAACACTGAGAAATTGAATTGTTTTTTCTGATTATCGTTTAAAGAAGTATGCGTTACACCTAATATAATCTCTTCGCTACCTGTTATCTTTGCAGCTTCAAGGAATGAAACCCCATCTGCAATCACTAGATTGACCGTAATAGACGATTGATAGAGTGATTCTAGGACCTTAAATGAATCGACAAGATCGATTATATTGAACTCTTTACCGCTATTTGATACAATTGATGCAGTCTTTAACTGATATGAAGAGGGTATAATACTCTTACTTGTACCTGGCTGTAGGAAATGTTGATTACTCATTAATCATAGTCTCAAAATCTTCTACGAATCTATCGATATATTGTGGCGATATGACTCGAATGCTAGATCTTTTCTCGTTTAAATCAAATACAAATGATTGATTGGATTGGTATGTAATATCGTTTATAGATGCACCACCGCTGACGTATACACCATTGTCTGTTGGCCTTTTCTCTAGATCGGTGATCAAATGCCAATGATGTGGTGCATCTCTGTAGGGATATACTTTATATGTATCAACACTATCGTTAGAAAGATTACCAGAAATTGTTTCAGAATTGTTAGATACAAGGTCAGGATCGCCAAAGAATGTACCTGTTACGTCCTTTAATACTAATTGATTAAGGTCAATATCCTTTTTAACTAATGTACCTGATGGCGTTGTGGTGCGATTTAAAGAAGCCTGGCCTGTGATTGTTTCATTTAATCTAAATCTACCTGCAAGTGAGTCTCTGAATGTTGTTATACCAAGGTCAGTATTGGTTACTGTAACAGGGTTTGTTGTAATAACGACACCACTATATTCTTCTGAAAGGTAATCTTCCATTACAGTACGGCTCATTGGCCATGCTCTCATGCCATCATGCAACATATCGTTAATTACAAAAAATGTCCAGTAATATTCTGGTGTATTATACAACCTTTGAGATACAATATCAGGTCTTTCACCATCTTTAATATTATAGTTTAGGTATAACGAAGGGTTATCAACACTTGAACCTTCAATTCTGACTGATCGATATATGTCAACTACCTGTTGTATAATACCATCACGGTTAAAATCATAGCTTTGTGTTGGAAATTGTTTAAAGAATGACATGATTATTTACCTCGTACCTGATCGTATCCTTCACCTGTACCATATAGGTCATCACGTGTAAGGTTCTTTGTTTCCTGGAATGATAATGCAATGGATGTTTCAACCGGTGCACCATCTGCGTGGAATATGTTTGCAGTTTCGTTATATGAAGTTGTTGCATTTACTAGATAACAATCTTGAATAAATGGTAGAAATTTAGATTCATCTGCACCTGATGTATAGAATCGAATCTTAAATGTTGGTGGATATTGTAATGCAAACACTCCTAACTTCTTAGGGTATAGATTCTTTCTAAAAAAGTTTTCAATCTGTCGTGCTTCTTCAGCTTCATCTGCAGATTCTGATACTAATTTAAATGTAAATGCAAATGTACGAACAGTTGTAGATTGAAACGCAATATTAGTAAATGGATTAGATACAATACCCTTTTCCAAACCAGCAGTTGTTGAAAATGCTTCTGCAGTTCCGCCTTTACCCTTTAGTAGATTAAGGCCACCAATAGCAACATCAGCTTCAGTCATTTCAGCTTCTCCACTACCTGCAGATTTTGCAGCACCAATTGCACCAAGATCTACTGATGTATAACCTGCAGAATCTGGTACTGATATACCAGTTGGCATATAGAGATGCACCTTTGCACCTCCTTCAGGATTATCTTTAGGAAACACCTGGAAAGACATATGTGCTGCAGTACCATCATCGATCTGCTTTCTTAAATGTTTTGGAAACGTTAAAATTTTCATGTTTTTATCCGTATAAATAGTAGTAAATAACTTATTTGGTATATCTATTTATATGGCTTACAAGGGTAAATACACAGTAAAGAACAAATCAAAGTATGTTGGTGATTCAACCAAGGTAACATACCGCTCTATGTGGGAACGCCAGGCCATGAAATGGTGTGAAAGCAATCCTAGAATAGTAAAATGGAACAGTGAAGAGGTTGTTATACCCTATAAGTGCAAGACAGATCAAAAACTACATCGATACTTTATAGATCTCTTTATTGAAATGGACAATGGTGAATGTATATTGGTTGAAATAAAGCCAAAGAAACACACAGTTGCACCTAAGAAACAAAGAAAAACTAAGAAGTATATCAACGAGGTCACGACCTATATCAAAAATACATCCAAATGGACTGCAGCTGATAAGTTTGCACAAAGGAAAGGATGGAAATTTCAGGTATGGACTGAGGACACTTTAAAGAATTTAGGCATAAAACTACTGAAGAATTGATATAAATAGTATTATGGCTAGTTTATTTAACACATTACAAACAGGTGCATTCAGGGCAGGAGTTCAAGCAAGGACTAAAAAATCGAGTCAATGGTTTGAACGTAAGGTAAAAGAATTAGGAGATGTATCACCAAGGACGGTCCTTAAAGATAAAGCTCTAGACCCTACAACAAAGCCACAGATTGGCGATATGATGATGTACTTCTATGATCCTAAGACCAAAGCAACCCTACCATATTACGATAGATTTCCTCTAACTATTATGGTACAACCAGCTAAAGGTGGATTTCATGGTTTAAACCTACACTATCTTTCACCAAGAGTAAGAGCACAATTCCTTGGTGAGTTGATGGAATTAGCACCAAAGAATATGACAGACAGTAGCCGTTTAACCAAAATGAGGTATAAACTACTGACCGGTGTTGCAAAATATAAAGAGTTTCAACCATGTTATAAACATTATCTTATGGGGCATGTTGCATCTAGGATGGCAAGAGTGCCAATGCCAGAGTGGGAAATCGCAGTATTCTTACCAACTGAACAGTTCATGAAAGTTAAGAAAGAATCAGTATGGAGATACTCAAGGAAACAATACGCAGGATAACATATGTCAATTGATCAATTAAAAGCTACAATAAGCAAAAAGGGTGGATTATCACAGGCCAATAGGTTTAATGTTATGTTTACACCTCCACAAGGATCTCTTTTAAACAGTGACCCTGCTACTCTCATTGGAGGATTGGTTTCTGGTGGTGGACTCTCAAACGTTATAAACGATCCTAGGGATATATCACTACTTGCAGAATCAGTTAATTTACCAAGCTCACAGATAACTACACTTGACCATATTGCAGAAAAGCAAAGCGTTAAGATACCATACGCAGTAATACAAGAAGAGGTCACTATGACATTCTTGCTTACCAATGATTATTACATTAAGAACATGTTTGATAAATGGGGACAATCAATCGTCGACCTAGAAACATACAGAGTTGCTTATAAAAAAGATATTGTTACAGATGTTGTAATACAGCAACTGAACAAACAGAACATTCCTATTTATGGAGTGAAGTTGGAAAATGCATTTCCAACAACAATTGGAGGTGTCGCTCTTTCAAATGAATCAGCTGATACACCAAACAAACTGACCGTGACATTTTCATATGACAAATTTGTTGTAGAGGATGGGTTAACAAGTGCTATATCCGGAGCCGGTGCTGCACTTGGATTATAATTTATATTAGGAGAAATATATAATGGCTTTACCAAAACTGAATAGTTCTAGGTATGAAACAATTGTTCCATCCACAGGACAAACTATAGAATACAGACCATACTTGGTTAAGGAAGAAAAGATTTTAATGATAGCATTAGAATCCAGCGATTCACAACAAGTAATGAGAGCTGTAAAAGATGTAATTAGGGCATGTGTACTTGAAGATATTGATATGGAAAAACTAGCTATATTTGATATAGAAAGTTTATTTTTAAATTTAAGAGCTAAATCTGTAGGAGAAATAGTATCACTTAACTCTAAATGTAGTGAATGTGAAACAGTAAACCCTTACAGAATTAACTTAAGTGATATAAAACCACCTGAGGTTAACACTAATAGGATGGTGGAATTAACTGATACAATTAGTGTTAAATTTAATTACCCTAAGGCTGCTGATTTAGAGAAATTTAAAGAAGGCGAATTAGAAACTGTTGATGGTGCTTTTAAATTAATTAAAAGTTGTATTGATGGTATATACGATGATGATAAAGTTTACCCAGCTAAGGATGAAACGGATAAGTCGTTAACAGAATTTTTAGATGGATTAAACAATGTGCAATTTGGTGCACTTACAGCGTTCTTTGAAAATCTACCAGTGTTAAAACATATGATAGAATTTAATTGTATTAAGTGCGATAAGAAGAACGAAATCGAGTTGAGAGGACTGCAGAGTTTTTTTACATAAGCCTCTCTCACGATAGTTTAGTAAACCATTATAAAACTAACTTCGCGATGATGCAACATCACGGATATAGGTTAAGTGAACTTGACGATATGGTACCGTGGGAACGAGAGATATATGTCGCTCTTCTACAGGAACATATTAAGGAAGAAAACGAAAGGTTGCAAAAAGAGCAACAAAAAAGGAACCGATAATGGAAGAAGAAATTAAGAAAAGTGGCCATCATCCCGCTGATGTAAATGGCGATGGGTATGTTACACCAAATGAACAGGAAATGTATTTAGAATTTAAGCGTAAAGAGCTTGAAGACCAAGATGCAATGAGAGATGCTCAACGAAAGATGGCATGGTTCTCTTTAGGTGGTATGTTACTATACCCATTTGCAGTTGTATTGGCATCATTAGCAGGATTAGATGAAGCACAAAAAACTCTTGGAAGTATGGCTCCAACATATTTTGTAGCTGTTGCAGGTATTGTTGCAGCGTTCTTTGGTGCACAGGCTTACGCTAAAAAATAGGAATAAAAAATGGCAGAAGATACCGGTAAAACAGTTCCAGGATTATTAATCGAAGTTGTTAAAAAACTAGAAGAGGTTGATAAGACTCAAGACACTACTGATAAATCCATTAAGGATGAATCAGCTAAGCAACAAGCATTGTTACAAGTAGGGTTAAACATGAATGCTGATCAGGTTGCTGCAGCTGAAGCGTTAACCGTTGCTTCTGAAAAAAGTGTACAAATTCAAGATCAAGTTAGAGATGCAGACCTGGCTAAAAAGGGTAAAGATGCAGAAAACGATAGAGAATCTGGAAATATCTTTAGCAGAATGCTTGATTACCTTGAAGGTATATTCGATAACACTATTCCTAAAGCAGAAAGCATTAAATTTGATGGAATAGGCCAAGCTGCAGGTGGATTTGTTGCAGCTATTGGTGGCGCACTATTAGGATTAGGCGTAGGTATCGCAGCTGGTCTTTTAGGTAATGTTAAATTAATTCTTGGTGGTTTTGCTAAAGTACTTAAACTTGGATTTACCAAGCTTGGTGCATCATTGGCTAAAGCTTTTCCTAAAACAGCCAATCTATTAAAAGGTATTAGAACCTCCATTACTGCTGCAGCTAAAACATTTAAAAACTTCTTTAAAGATATACCTAAAGCCTTTAAGGCTGGATTTGCTGGTTTAAAAACATTTAGAACTTCAGTAGGTCAATTTGGTAAGTTAGGATTCTTTGGTAAGTTAGGTGCTCTCTTAGGTAAAGGAGTTACAGCACTTAAAGCAGTAGGTAAATTCACTGGTATTACTAAAGGATTTGCAGCTATTTCACAGGCTTTTAAATCATTTAAAGGCGCGGTCGGTGGTATTTC